CACGATTGTGACTGTAAAAAGGAGGAAGAATGAGTAACCGAAATTGGAATACCCAAACTGCTAATAGCAGAGATGGCAAAGGTGGGGTAAAAGGTAATTGGAGTGATCGTGGATCTATTTCAATTCCTAATCCTGTTAATGCTGGAGCTGTAACTACTAAAGGTATTGCTCCAACTAGCGAAGGAAAAGAATCTGGTGGAACATCGTTTTCTATTTCTAAAGGTAAAGTTAGTGGAACTGCACAAGGAATGGGTGCTGCTAAAAAAGGTGGCAAATATCATTGGGCTGGACCAAACGATACTAAATGGTAGTATAACAGATGGCTTACGCTAAAGGAAAATATGCATTAGCTATTTCAGATCGTAGTGGATTACAATTTCCCTACAATGAAATGGTTAAAGAATGGAATGGTATGTGGGTACATACAAGTGAGTATGAACCTAAGGCACCACAATTGATGCCACACGAACATATTCCAGATCCTCAAGCGTTAGAACATCCAAGACCTGCACGTATAGCACCAGTAACTACTCAATTACTTCCACCAAATCCGTTTAGATTTACAGCTGGAAGTAAAAGTGTTTCTATTTTTGCTCCAGGTCATGCTTATACAACTTCTGATACAATTATGTTTTGGAATGCAACAAATAGTGGAACTGAAGGAACCACAACCCAATTTCAAGGAATGGGTGTAACAGGAACTAATCGTTTTGGTGTACCATCTTCAGAATTAACAGCAGCTGCAGGATTTACTCCAACAAGTGTAACGGATGATTTTATTAATATAACAATTACTTCTACTCCTTCTGCCACTGGTGCAGCTGGAGGAAATGTGGTATTTATTGGACCAACTACGGTGAGCGCATGACAACTTACACTGAATTAGTACAACAAATAAGAGATTACACTGAAACATCTAGTGATGTATTAACTGATACTATTGTTAATGATATTATTGAACATGTTGAAAACAGAATTTTAAGGGATGTAGATTTACCTGTTTTTAGATCTTATCAATATTCTAACTTTACAGCAGGAAATGGTTTTATAACTTTACCTGGTGGCTCAACAACAGTTCCTACACAGTTTTCTGTTATAAGAAGTGTTATGATCTATCCAGCTGCTGGCACAGGAGATAGAACATATTTAGAACAAAGAGATGTAACATTTATGAATGAATATTGGCCAGATAGAGATGCTACAGGAACACCAAAATATTATTCACAATGGGATTATAATACTATATATGTAGTTCCAACGCCAGTTGCTGCTAATTATGTAGAAGTAGGGTTAATTAAATTACCTGATAGATTAACTTCTACAAATAGTAATACTTGGCTTGGTGATAACGCACCTGCACTTATGTTGTATGGCTGCCTTATCGAGGCCTTCAAATACTTGAAGGGTCCAGCAGAAATGCTGCAAATTTACACTCAATCGTATGAAACCGCTTTACAAGAAGTGGCTGCGCAACAAATGGGTCGCGGAAGACGTGATGAACATCAAAGTGGAGTTATTAGATTACCACGTCCATCATTCTTACCAGGCTTTAGTAAACCAGGTCCAACAGGACCTATAGAAGGAGGACAATAAAATGGCAATATCATCATCAACTGTAACAACAAGTTTTAAAACTCAGGTGTTACAAGGAACGCACAATTTCACTGCTTCCAGTGGTGATACTTTTAAAATTGCTTTGTACACTAACTCTTCATCTTTAGCTGCAGCAACAGCTACTTATGGCGATGGTACAGCAACTAACGAAGTATCCGGTTCTGGTTATTCAGCAGGTGGCAATACTTTAACAAGTGTTACACCAGTAGCAGATGGAACAACTGCGGTATGTGATTTCGCAGATACGTCTTGGACTTCAGCAACTATTACAGCTTATGGCGCTTTGATCTATAACAGTTCAGAGAGTAATAAATCTGTATGTGTGTTGAATTTCGGTGGGGACAAAACTTGTACAAGTGGTACTTTTACAATTCAATTCCCAACAGCTGACGCATCTAATGCTATCTTAAGATTAGCATAGGAATAACATGGCGTTAGTATTAAACGATCGTGTAAAGGAAACGACGACAAGCACTGGCACAGGCACTATAAATTTAGCAGGCGCTGTTTCAGGGTTTGAAGGTTTTGTAGCTGGAATAGGTAATTCAAATACTACCTACTACGCTATTGCACACCAAAGTGCAAATGAGTGGGAAGTAGGACTAGGAACTATTACAGACGCATCACCGGACACTTTAACAGGTAGATCTGTAATCTCTAGCTCTAACAGCGATAGCGCTGTTGATTTTAGCGCAGGGACAAAAGATGTATTTTGTACGTTTCCAGCAAGTAAAACAATGGACATGACACTAACTACTGCAGGAGATATTTTGTATGCCTCCGCAAATAATACACCAGCAAGGTTAGCGAAAGGTTCAGCACTCCAAGTTCTACAGATGAACGCAGGAGCAACAGCACCAGAATGGGCAACATCAAGCAGCGTAAGTGCCGGCTTTGTAATTGCAATGTCTGTGGCGCTATGATATAGGTAAGGTATGGCACAGGATTTTGAAAGAGCTGTTGCAGCGGATGGTTCGGGAGACGTAGCTATTGGTACAACTGCACGTACTATAATAACTTCTAACTCAGACGACGCTATAATAGGCATAAGATTAGCAAACATAGTAACACAAACAATTCAAGCAGATGTCTATATTACTAGCACAGCTAGTGGTGGATCAGCTGATTCTTACATTGTAAAAAATGTAAGCATTCCTCAAGGATCTAGTATAGAATTGATTGATGGCGGTTCAAAAGTTGTGCTTCAAAGCACTGACGTTTTGAAGGCAAAATCTGATACAGCGAATAGTTTGAATGTTTGGGTATCGTATATAGATAGTATAAGCACGTAGGAGAGTCATGGCGTATATAGGTCCAAGTAGTTCTGATGTATATAAAGCAATGGCAACTCAGACCATCACTGGTGATGGTTCTGCTCAAAGCTTTACTTTAGATCAATCAGTTTCTGATTCTTCTTCTATAAGATTCGTAGTTAATAACGTTGTTCAAAAACCAGATGTAGATTACACTGCAAGTGGTACAACTTTAGGAACTGGATCTAGTACATTAGCAGGATCTGATGCAGCATATGTAGTATTCTTAGGCGCAGCAATTGGTTACCAAACCCCAGCTACTGGTAGTGTTGATCATACTGCAATTAACCCAAGCTTTAACGGTATGTATTTAAACTTAGCAACAATTACTTCAGACGTAACAATAACAGCAACACAAAATGCTTTTGTGGCTGGACCAGTTAATTACACTGGAACAGTGACAGTAGCAGGAACATTAACGGTGATATAATGGGAACTTTATACGTAGACAAATTAGATCCACAAAGTGGAACTTCATTAGAATTAGGTAGCTCAGGCGATACAATCACAATACCATCAGGCGCAACCATCACAAATAATGGAACCGCAAGCGGATTTGCAACGACGCCTGTTGCAGGTACAGAAGCATTTAGTGCAAAATTAACTGGTAATGATAATAATATAACAGATTCATCATGGTACAAAATAACATTTAATAATGAAGTATTTGATACAGGAAGTAACTTTGATACTTCTACTGGAAGATACACAGCTCCGAGTGCAGGTAAATATTTTTTTGGTGTAGCAATTTATGCTTGGGGCGGTAATAATTTTGATAATGCTGCTACCAGATTATATAAAAATGGTGTTAGTAATGGTGCTACTGGTAACTATTTTACTTATTCTGATGGAAAACATTTTTCAGAATGGTATCAAGAAGCTAGTCAAGTATTAGATTTAGCACAAAATGATTATATAGAAGTATACCAAAGACTAGATTTTTCAAGTGGAGCTGCAAACATAGATGCTGTTTCAAGATTTTATGGATTTAAATTAGCATGATAACAATTTTAAAAGGAGGTCTATATGGCAAGTCTATCAACTAAAGTTAAGCTTTACTGTGAAGCGAACAGC